CGACTGGTAGATGCTAGTTATGCTAAATATAAGATTGGATTAACTGGAACTGTTGAGAGAAAGGATGGAAGGCACGTACTTCTTCCTGACTACTTTGGAACAACCAAGTTCACGCCTCCGCGTGAAAATTACATGGTTCCGACAGTTGATGTAATTCAATCAAAAGTGCGATTCATGGATGGAGCTAAAATTCCTTGGGCACTTCGAGTAAATGATCTTGTAGCCCAGGATAGCTATGGAGAGCTAATCGCACTTCTTGCAGCAGCTTATCGAAAACAAGGTCATAAAGTTCTTTTGCTTTCTGATCGAGTTTACTTTCTCAAGCGGATTGCTGCAACACTCGGTGATCACTGCGAGATTATTACCGGAGAAAATAGTACAGAAGATAGAGAAGCAAAGATTCGCAAAATCAATGCTGGAGAAGTAGACATTCTTCTTGGAACACAAAGTATCTTTTCCGAAGGTATTAGTGTGAATCCACTAAGCTGTCTTATTCTTGCATCTCCTGTAAACAATACTCCGCTACTTACCCAGCTTATTGGCCGAGTAGTACGAGAATATCCAAATAAGAAGTCTCCAGTGATTGTCGATATTAACCTGAAAGGTAAGACAGCAGAAAAACAAGCTCAGTTTCGTCTCGGACACTATATCAAGGAAGGATATCAGGTAAACTTTATACCTGTCTGAAAAATTGTTCTTGACTTTTTTTGCTCAATACGGTATAATATCTTTTTTGGGAGCACTTCTAAATGATTTTTTTCGATTGGCCTACAGTATATGTACAGTCCGAAGGACTACCTAATAATATTCTGAATATTATTTCGTACATTACTTTTAAGCCTCTTCCTAAGAATCACTATGATGCTCACATTAAAAAGATGGCAGCAGTAAACTGGAAGGGCCATTCTTTTCTTCTTAATCCGAAAAAGATTATTACGGCAAGAGAAACTTATCCAGCCGAGAAACTTGCAGAATATGTGGCGCTAGCAAGTTTCCGTAATTATAATCAATATAAAGTCGCAAAACAAACTACTCTGTCGGTATATGAATGTCCTATATCGCTGGAGTCAATTGAAAACAATAAACTACTTTCCATACAGAACGATCAAATATACTTTTGTTGGGAAGAAGTTCTTCACTAGGAAAAAACAATGGGTATTAAATTTACGACTTCTTCTGGTTCTGCCAAGAAAAACAATCTTGACCAGTACGCTTACAAAAATGGCGACAACTGTGTTCGTCTGATTGGCGACCTTCTTCCACGCTATATTTACTGGATAAAAGGTGACAAGGATAAGAACATTCCTATGGAGTTTCTGTCTTTTGATCGCGCTTCTGAGCGTTTCACAAACGTAGAAAAGGATTGGGTAAAGGAATACTATCCCGATCTGAAGTGCTCCTGGGCATACTCCATTCAGTGTATCGATCCCGCTGATGGTAAGGTAAAAATCTTCAATCTGAAGAAGAAGCTGATGGATCAAATTCGTGTAGCCGCTGAAGACCTTGGCGATCCTACCGATCCCGAAGCTGGCTGGGAAGTACACTTCAAGCGTGTAAAGAACGGCCCGAATGTTTATAACGTAGAGTACACTCTGCAAACTCTGAAGTGCCAGAAGAGCATTCGCCCTCTGACTGCCGATGAGCGCGCTGCTGTTGAGGCTGCATCTTCGATCGATGAACTTCTTCAGCGTCCGACTGCCGATCAGCAGAAAGAGTACCTTGAGCGTATGATGACTGGTGCAACCGAGTCGAATACCGATGAGTCTATTAGCGACGAATTCGATGTAGAATGAGAATACTATTTTCAGCAGATTGGCATATCAAGCTAGGACAAAAGAACGTGCCCACTAGCTGGGCTCGTTCGAGATACTACTCCTTCTTCGATAAGCTAAAAGAGCTGGAAGAGAATGTAGATTTACATATAATTGGTGGAGATATTTTTGATAGGGTTCCAACTCTTGATGAGTTGGAGCTCTATTTTTCGTTTGTAAAAAGCGCAAAAATTGAGACAATTATATACGATGGCAATCATGAAGCGACAAAGAAGAATAGTAGTTTTTTAACTGTTCTTGCAGATGTAACTTCAAATTTGAATGAGAAAGTAACTGTGATTACTTCTAGCTATGAAGATTCTCGAGGTTTCTCGATTCTTCCATACTGTGAGCTTCATAAGAAAGATTCCATTGAAAAGCTAAATCCATCTCTTCCGTTGTTTACTCATGTAAGAGGAGAAATACCACCACACGTTACGCCAGAAGTTGATCTTGAAAGGTTTAGTAGTTTTCCGATTGTTTTTGCTGGCGACTTACACGCTCACTCAAACTCTCAGAGAAATATTGTTTACCCAGGTAGTCCGATGACTACATCTTTTCATAGATCAAAAGTAAATACAGGCCTTGTACTCATTGATAACTGGAACTGGAGTTGGATTGATCTTGATCTCCCCCAGCTTATTCGAAAGACAGTTACAGACACAAATGAAATGATTCCTGGGATTAAAGACCATATCATCTACGAACTAGAAGGTGATATGCGCGATCTGGCAAAAGTAGCGAATACAGAGCTTCTTGACAAAAAAGTAGTGAAACGAAACATTGAAACTTCTCTCGTACTCGACAAGAGTATGACTCTCGCAGAAGAGCTTGTTGAGTATCTAACCTACATCTTAGAAATTTCAGACGATAAAATACCTAGTATTGTAGGGTTGTTTAATGATTACACTAAAAACATTGAAATGGGATAATTGCTTTTCTTACGGGGAAAACAATGTTCTTGATCTCTCTGAGAATAAGATAACTCAGATTTTAGGCACAAATGGAGTCGGAAAATCCTCTATTCCGCTAATTCTTGAAGAAGTTTTGTTCAACAAAAACTCAAAAGGAATTAAAAAAGCGGATATTCAAAATAGGTTAATCGAAAAAGGATACAATATTGACTTGTCGTTTTCTAAAGATAATGACGAGTATGAAATCAACCTTATTCGGCGTGCTGCTACTATTAAAGTCAAACTGTTTAAAAACGGAGAAGACATTAGTAGCCATACAGCAACAAATACCTATAAGACGATAGAGGACATACTTGGTATTGACTTTAGAACTTTTTCGCAAGTCGTATATCAAAATACCAACTCCAGCCTTAATTTTCTCACAGCTACCGATGCGAATAGAAAAAAGTTTTTGATTGACCTTCTTGGTCTTGAGCAGTATGTTGAACTCTTTGAAGTATTTAAAACTGCTTCAAAAGACGTTGAGCAAGAGTTCTCGAAGCTTGAAGGTAAGATTGTAACCATTGAAAGATGGCTAGAATCCAATAAGTTGTTTGATACAACCCCAAAAGAAATTCAGCCGCTTCCAGCTATTTCTCAATCAGAACAGGAGGAAATGAACCATCTTGCTATTGAACTAAATAACATTTCTACTACGAATAAAGAGATTGCTAAAAATAATCAATTAAAGGATCTTTTACGGCAAATTCCGATTACATCTATTCGAGAGATGCCTGAAGATCAAGTAGAATCCTATGACGTATATCAAGCAGAGCTAGGCGAGATCAAAAACATAGTTGGATCTGCCAAAAAACTCATAGGTAAGATGGAGGATTTAGGTAATGTATGCCCAACTTGTGAGCAGTCAGTATCAGAGCAATTCAAGCTCAATCACATATACAAAGAAAAAGAAAAGATTACTGAACAAGAAGGAAAATACAAAGATATACAGGCGAGAATTAAGGAAATTCAAGAAAAGAATGAGAGGGCTCGCCTAAAAAGTAAGAAATTAAAAGAGTGGGAGGATCTTTATAGATCTATCAAACATGATATGCCCACTAGACTCATTGACGAAGATGAGTTGAAGGAAAAGTTAGCTGCAATTCGAACTCGAATTAAAGATATGGAAAGTTTGATTGCAAAAATTAGCAAAGAGAATAATGACCGCTCTAGCCACAATGCCAAGATTTCTGTAATACAAGAGCAAACTGAGAATTTTAAATCTCAGCTAGCAACTCTTCAGATTGACTATGAAAATTGTAATTCGAAGAGAGCAAATCTTGAAGTGCTTAAAAAAGCATTTAGTACAAACGGTCTTGTAGCTTACAAGATCGAAAACTTGGTAAAAGAACTAGAAGAACTTACTAGCAACTATTTGTCAGAATTGTCAGATGGTAGATTCACTTTGAATTTCACTGTTAGTAACGATAAGCTGAATGTGGAGATTACAGATAACGGAAATGTGATTGATATTCTTGCGCTTTCTTCTGGGGAGTTAGCTCGAGTAAATATTGCAACACTGTTAGGTATTCGAAAGCTCATGAGCAGTCTGTCTTCTAGTAAAATCAACGTATTATTTCTTGACGAAGTAATGAATGTTCTCGATGAGCTAGGAAGAGAGAAGTTAGTAGATGTTCTACTTAACGAAGAGTTGAATACTTATATTGTAAGCCACCAATGGTCTCACCCTCTTTTAAATAAGATTGAGGTTCAAAAAACCCGAGGCATTAGTGGAATCATTACATAATGGTAGATTCAAGAATGAAAGGACAACGCGGAGAATATTTAGTAAGAGACTTGTTGAGGGACGCAACAGGTCTTACATTTGAGAGAGTGCCCAGTTCGGGCGCTCTTTCTTATCTGAAGGGCGATCTCTATGTGCCAGACGCAAAGAATGTTTATTGCATCGAGGTAAAGAACTATGATAGCAGCCCTTTGAATGATAAGATATTTACAAACAAAACAAATTATCTGTCCAACTGGTGGGAAAAGATTGTACAACAGGCGGGACTTAAACTACAAAAGCCACTACTGTTTTTTAAGTACACAAGATCAAAGATTTATGTAGTTACATCAGAAAAGCCAGCGAATACAAAATATATGCACATTTCCTGGCTAGATTGTTATGTAATGCTCGCTGATGAATGGCTCAAACAAGAAACGCTGGAGTTTGTTCGTGATTAAATTTAAAGAAACAATAATGGATAAGAATAGCAATGTTCTTATCGTAGATGCTATGAACTTAGCGTTTCGGTGGAAGCATCAAGGTAAAACAGAGTTTGAAGACGAGTACGTTCGCACAGTTCAAAGTCTAGCCCAATCTTACAAGTGCAGCAATATCATTATCGCTGCAGATCAAGGGAATAGCTACTACCGTAAGTCTATTTGTCCCGAATACAAAGAAAATAGAAAAGAACGATACGAGAACCAGACTGACGAAGAAAAGGAGGAAATGGAGCAGTTCTTTCAAGAGTACGAAAGAACTCTTGAGACTCTCTCCGAAAAGTTTCTTGTTCTTCGATATAAGGGAGTAGAGGCAGACGACTTAGCTGCTTTTGTTGTTAAGTATCGAGAGTCGTTGAATATCGAAGATATTTGGCTAATCTCAAGTGATAGAGACTGGGATCTTCTCGTTAACGACAACGTTTCGAGATTCTCCACAGTGACTAGAAAAGAAACTACAGTGCATAACTGGGATGAGTTCTTTGAATTTCCTCAAGAAGAGTATATCAGCTACAAAGTTCTAATGGGCGATAAAGGAGATAATATCTCTGGAGTGCCAGGAATCGGTCCGAAGCGAGCAACAGATCTAGTCAATCAGTATGGTTCTGCTTTCGACATCTATGATATGCTACCGTTGCAAGGAAAGTATAAGTATATCCAAACCTTGAATGAAAATGCGGAATTATTGCTAAAGAATTATATGCTGATGGATCTACTCAGCTATTGTGAAGAAGCGATAACTTTTCCAAAGCACTCTATTGAAGAGATAGAGACGAAGATAAAGGAATTTTTGAATGAAGTTGAATTATAAGCTAGATTTTCTACTGTCAGATTTTGGGGTAAAGACTCTTCAAGACAGGTATATGATTGCAGGCGAAAACTCGCCTCAAGACGCTTTCGCACGCGCGGCGAGAGCTTTTGCCGACGATGAAGAGCACGCACAGAGACTATACAATTATGCAAGCAATCTTTGGTTTATGTTTAGCACTCCTATTCTTTCAAATGGTGGCACTAGTCGGGGTCTACCAATTAGTTGTTTCCTCAACTACGTTGACGATTCAAGAGAAGGAATCACTGGGCACTACACTGAAAATGCTTTTCTTTCTTCTGTTGGTGGGGGCATTGGTGGGTGTTGGAATGGTGTTCGTTCTGTAGGTAGTAAAACTTCCTCCGGCTCAGAAAGTACAGGAGTAATTCCTTTTCTGAAAGTAGTAGATGCCGAAATGCTTGCATTTTCACAAGGTGTTACTCGTCGAGGAAGCTATGCAGCATATCTGCATATGTCGCATCCAGAGATCGAAGAGTTTCTTGATGTTCGAAAGCCGACTGGTGGAGATATTAATCGCAAATCAACAAATCTTCATCATGCGGTTATTATTCCAGATGCCTTTATGAGTCTTATTGAAAGGGCTACAAAGGAAGAAGGTTTTGATGATTCTTGGCCACTGATCGATCCGCACAGTGGAAAAGTGATAAAAACAGTTCCAGCTAAAACTCTTTGGGTAAAACTTATTCAAAATCGGGTTGAAACTGGTGAACCTTATATGATGTTTGAAGATACGGTAAACGAAGCACTTCCAGAGTGTCAAAAAAATATCGGGCTTCGTGTTCACCACTCAAATCTTTGCAGCGAGATTACTCTTCCAACAAACGAATATCGAACTGCAGTTTGCTGCCTTTCAAGTGTGAATCTTGAAGAGTATGATTCTTGGAAAGACTGTAAAGAGTTCATTCCAGATCTCGTTCGAATGCTAGATAACGTACTTACACACTTTATTGATAGTGCTCCGCCCGAACTTGAAAAAGCAGTATTTAGTGCAATTCGAGAGCGCAGCATCGGTCTTGGAGCGATGGGATTTCATGCATACCTACAAAGAAATAATTTGCCTTTTGAGAGTGCTCTTGCAAAAGGCAGAAATATGGCAATGTTCAAGCATATTAAAGACAGAGCGGTGGAAGCCAGTCGACAACTCGCTGTTGAGCGTGGCGAAGCTCCTGATGCAGAAGGCACTGGAATGCGTAACTGTCATTTGTTGGCTATTGCTCCTAATGCTAGCAGCAGTATCATTTGTGGTAATACTAGCCCTAGCATCGAGCCTTATCGAGCTAACGCATTTGTTCAAAAAACTAAGAGCGGGACTAGCCTTCTTAAGAACGAGTATCTCGAAGCTGTTCTTCAGGATCTTGACCAAGATACAGACGAAGTCTGGAAAAGCATCATCATGAACGAAGGTTCTGTACAGCATCTTGAGTTTCTTGATGACTACACAAAAGATGTGTTTAAGACTGGAGTAGAAATCGATCAGCGTTGGATTATTGATCTTGCTGCTGATCGCCAACAATTTATTTGCCAAAGCCAGTCGCTTAATGTTTTCTTTCCGGCAAACGTATCCAAGCAAGAACTTCACGCTATTCATATGATGGCCTGGAAGAAAAAAGTAAAAACTCTTTACTATCTTCGTAGCGAAGCGTATAAGAGAGCAGAAAAGATCTCCGACGAAGCTCTTCGACAAATGGTTGTTGAAAGCACAGATGAGAATGCCTGCTTAGCTTGCGAAGGATAATCTATGACAAGCGTACTTAATCTCTACGCTGGAGTAGGCGGAAATAGAAAGCTCTGGGAGGATGTGGACGTTGTAGCAGTTGAGTTAGATCCGAAAATCGCTGCGGTATATGAAAAACTATACCCAAACGACTCAATGTTTGTAGAAGACGCCCACAAGCTACTTCCAGAAGTATATGATCAATTTGATTTTATTTGGAGTAGTCCTCCTTGTCAGTCTCATAGTAGAATGGCAAGGGCGAACTCTCGAACAGCTACGAAGTATCCAGGAATGGATTTGTATCAACAAATTATCTTTCTAAAAACATACTTCAAAGGTGGCTGGATCGTAGAAAATGTAAAGCCATACTATGCACCGCTTATTCCACCTACAAAAGTAATAGGACGACATTATTTTTGGGCGAACTTTGACTTTGAAGCCGAAGACATAGCTCGCCCAGATAATTTTATAAATAACGGCACTCTAAAAGGAAGAGAAGACTTACAGAACTGGTTAGATATTCATTTTGAAGAAAAACTTTATTATGGAACTAATCATTGCCCTGCTCAGGTACTTCGAAATTGTGTACATCCTATTATAGGAAAGCAAATCTTTGATTTTTGGAAAAATAAATGAACCTACTTACAGAACGCGAATATTACAAACCTTTTAATTACCCCTGGGCTTTTGAGCACTATAAAACTCAACAGCATATGCATTGGCTTCCTGGCGAAGTCAATCTTGCAGATGATCTTCGTGACTATCGAGATAAGCTCAGTACGCCTAATAAAAAACTTCTGAGTTCAATCTTTCGATTCTTTACTCAGGCTGATGTTGATGTTTGCTGTGGCTATGCGAAGCATTATCTTCCAACTTTTAAGCAGCCCGAAGTACGAATGATGCTTGCATCTTTTGCAGCAATGGAAGCCGTGCACCAAGAAGCATATTCTCTTCTACTTGAAACTCTCGGGTTTAGTGATGATGAATATGTAAAGTTTATGGAGCATAAGGCGATGCTCGATAAGCACGAGTATCTGTCAAATTTTGGAATGGAGACTAAACTAGATATTGCTAAAACAATGGCAATTTATAGTGGATTTACGGAAGGCGTTCAGCTCTTTAGTAGCTTTGCAATTCTGTTGAACTTTCCTCGCCATAATCTCATGAAAGGAATGGGGCAGATTGTAACGTGGAGTATTCGAGACGAGAGTCTTCATGTTGAAGGAATGTCTCAGTTGTTTCGCACATTTATTCAGGAGAACCCTGAATTGTGGACGGATGATCTGAAGTACGAAGTCTACTGTGCGGCAGAGCGTACTGTTGAGTTAGAAGATGCTTTTATTGATCTTTGTTTTGAAGGTGCAGAAGTTCCCGATCTTACTTCGGCTGAAGTGAAAGAATATATTCGTTATATTGCTGATCGTCGACTTCTTGGGCTAGGAATGAAGAAAATCTTTAAGAGCGACAAAAATCCTCTTCCTTGGATTGACTACATGGTAAATGCTGTTGAGCATACCAACTTCTTTGAGAACCGTGCAACAGAATATGCTCGAGCCTCTACAACAGGAAATTGGCAAGACATCTTCAAATGAAAAAGGGGCGTTAAGCCCCTTTTTTTATAAGATTATCTCTAAAAATAGTCCAGCACTTTTTCCAGGTCCACGCATCAGTAGGTTTGAGTTTCCCAAGTTTAAGTGATTTATCAATCGCATATTTGAGATTATTATCTAGATAGCCGTTTATTCCATTTGCAACAATATCGAGCGGCCCAGTTACTGGATAAGCAGCAATTGGAGTTCCTGCTGCAAGTGCTTCGATAAGTACAATTCCGAACGTATCTGTTTTACTCGGAAAGCAAAATACATCAGCATCTAAATAGTATTGAAATAACTTTTTTCCAGTCTTATAGCCAACAAAAGTAGCTTTTGTATATTTCTCTTCTAAATACTTTTTGTCTGGCCCATCACCAACTATCACTATTCGATAGTAGTCTTGCAATGCGAGTAACTCTTCAAGATTTTTTTCTCGTGATACTCTTCCTACGAATAATACACACCTATTAGTTAGATTTCGATGTAGACCAATAAAATTGCCAGAGTCTACTCCTCGAGTCCATTCTACAATATTTTTCTTAAATCCATTACTAAGCAGAGTTTCTTTCATCGATTTGGTAGTAGTTAATACTATCCCAGAATGCTTATGAAACCATCTCATGTATCTATAAGTAATAGCTATCGGAATTTTAAATAAAGTATAAAGATATTCTGGAAACTTTGTGTGATACGAAGTATTGTAGTTTAATTTATTTTGATCACAGTATAATTTTGCAGCAAGACCAATTGGGCCTTCAGTAGCTATGTGAATATAGTCGGGTGATAGTTTTGAAATCTTTGCACCGACTCTAAACGGTAAAGCCAGTTTGACTTCTTTGTACCAGGGAAAAGAAATATAATAAAATTCAGATGGGTCGATAAAGTGCATCTCATACCCATCATATTTACATTCAGCAGCAAGATGTTTAAAAGTGATAGAAACACCATTAATTTGATCTCTCAGGTTATCTGTTATTACGACAATTCTTTTATGTTCGCCCATGTAATTATTTCCCATGTGCCGTCGGTATTTTCAACTAGGGCAGTCATTGATTCTACCCAGTCTCCATCATTCATGTAAATAATACCATTTACATCTTTGATTTCAGCATGATGAATATGCCCGCATATTACACCATCAAAACCTCGCTTTTTGCAATAATCTGAAATATTCTCTTCAAAACGAAACATAAAGTTGACTGCTTGTTTCACTTTATGTTTGAGATACTTCGAAAGAGACCAGTATCCAAAACCTAACTTTCTTCTTATCCAGTTAAATTTTGAATTTACCATGAGAATAAGATCGTAGGCTTTATCGCCTAGAAAACTCACCCATGGAATAATTCTATTAATACCATCGAACATATCTCCGTGAACTACTAAGTATCTTTTTCCATCGGCACCATTATGTTCATACTGATTGTAGATTTGAACATTGCCAAATGTAAATTCAAAGGGCATAAAGGTTCGCAGAAATTCATCATGATTGCCTGCAATATAAATTACTTTTACGTCTTTCTTTGTAAAGCTAAGTATTTTACGAATAATATTTGTATGAGATTGATCCCATCTCCAGCGATTCTGCTGTATCTTCCAGCCGTCAATAATATCTCCTACGAGATATAATGTATCACAAGTGTTATGCTTTAAAAAATCAAGTAGTTGAAAAGACTTACAATCTCGAGTACCAAGATGAACATCTGAAATAAAAATAGATCTATAATGTGACATTTATTTCTTCTACCTGATCTAGTATTACTGAGATATTTTCGTCGCTAAGTGTTACAGGTATTTCCTGCACCACTAGTCTTTTTGAAGGTATAGTCGTAGCTGATTTTTTTATTGTAGCTACCGAAGAAGATTTTTTGATTAGTATGTCCGCCATATTGACCCCGTCCATACTTTAATAGGTTTTGATACCCACGCCGTACCGTTCCATACTTTGAGCGGTTTTGGTGTCCAAGCTGAGCCTGTCCATACCTTAATGAATCCTCCACGTGAGAGTAGAGTTTGACTAAATGTAAAGTTATAGCTTGTTTGTGTGGCAGTTAAATTTTTTCCTAATTTTAATGTACTAAAAGTAGTATCTAATGTTAAACTATTTTTGATAGAGCTTAAACTTCTAACAACAGCTAAATTAATTGATTTACGATCTAAGGTATATGCTTGAGCTGTTGACGCTAAAGTTCTATTAATAGTTAAGTTAGTAGACTTACGGTCTAAAGTATATGTTTGAGCTGTTGGTGTTAAAGTTCTATTAACACTTAAGTTAGTAGACTTACGATCTAAAGTATAAGTTTGAGCTGTTACCGTTAATGAGTAAGAGCTTAACTTACTTAAATTAATTGATTTACGATCTAAAGTATATGATTGAGCTGTTGGTGTTAAAGTTCTATTAACACTTAAGTTAGTAGACTTACGATCTAAAGTATATGTTTGAGATGTTGGTGTTAAAG